AGTAAAGAGATACAAGAATTTATGATGCATGTAGAAAATATAAGAGGAACAAACCAAAAGAACAGGAATAATCCGAGGTTTTTCTTATCAGAACCTATAATTTCACCTGGTGCTCAAGGTTCAGATAAGATAGGTAATGTTTTAGGTAGAAAAAATAGAGGTGGTTTTGGAACACTTAGTATTTCTCAACTAGCAATGGGCATTGGCGTACCAGAAGAATACCTAGTTATGGATGAATCTGGATTTTATTATGTCGGACCTGGTATCGATGTCATGGGGAAACCTCGTACCCATTTTTTGCATCAAGGTGACGGACCGATACTTCTGAATCCCGATATGACAGTTGATGATTTTAAAAACTTTTATGGTATCGAATTTCAAAGAGGTAATCCCCCACCTAATTTTATGAGAAATCTAACCGATAGTTTATTTGGTGCTGTTCCAGGTTATGACTTTGAACAAAATAGAGTGCAAGACCAGGGATTTTCTAAGGGTATGCCAGTCATAAATGTCGAAGGAAATCAAGATTCTGTATTCATTGATATGCCCGATGATACTGACGACAAAGAATTATCAAGTTCGAAACAAGATAACTCTGGAAGAGTGTCACCATAAATTCTTTGCCACAAAATTAATCTCTATACTTTTCTTTTTTAGGAGGTGGTGTTTTCTTTCTGCCCTTAGGTCTAGATTCACCAAAAATTTTTTCCCAAGCTTTATCGTATTCATTGTCTGATACTACTTGCGGTCTTCGTTTACTTCCCTTACCCATATCGAGTGCCATCGTCCTCTACGATAGGAGCATCGTAATAGTTTTTCAAAGGTGTTTGATTGACAAAGAAGATATAAAGCGCTCCTAGAATGAATCCTAACGCCAATATTGTAGACAATAGGCGTCTTCTAATTATACGCTTTTCTCTTTTACTTCTCATTATTTTCTTCTGTAATTATTGAGTTGTGCTTTACGAGCATCTAGTTTTTTCTTTCTTTTAATTGCTTGATTGCGTTGATTTCTTTTCATTGCAGGTTTTTCAAAGTATTCTCTGTCTCTACATTCTTTGACAATGCCTTTTCTATCACATGCCTTTTTAAATCTTCGCAACATACGATCGAAAGATTCGACTTGTCTCGTTTTTGGATTTATTCTTGGTTTCACTTGTGTCATAATTAATTCTATAAAGTGTGTAGTCGCCCCATACTTTTACAGCAACCTCGCTCTACACCAGATAACACCGCATCAGTTCTTGTTATCTTTTCCCCTACTATGATACCCCCATATCCACGGTCATAGTCAGTTGTAGCAAACACGGACACATATTATATACTACAACTCCCTAAATGAAACTTACTCAGTAGCAAGTTTCTTAAAGTAATCCATCGCTTCGTCTCCCTCTGAATCACCAACTGTGGAAGATTCTGCTGATGCGATTACAGGTTCGTCTGCTACTGTTTCAGTATTGACATTTGACCAAGGCACTTCTTCAAGGTCTTCTGCAACTGACTCAGCAGTAGATGTGCTTACCTCACCAGATAAACCTAATACTCTATCAAGTTTTTCTTTCAATTCGTCATAAGACTTGAATTGATCTGGTGCTATAATTGAAGATAAAGGATTCAGCGTAGTATATATATCATTCAGCTGATTTTCATCTTCAAAAAGTGGTGCAGGACTATCAAACTCAGACTTGTCATAGTTCCAGTAACCATCGACTTTTCTGATTTTAATTTTGAAGTTTGCACCCTCACCTCTTAAATCGAAAGGATTTATGGCAGCTTCATCTTCAAATGCTGGTGAGATTGCCTCTTTCAACATTTCAAAGATTTTCTTACCATATCGGTACATGAATACCTTTCCTTCGTTTTCAGGATGTTTAGGGTCTGAAACAACATAGATGTTAGACACATAATGAAGTCTACGCTTCTGTTTACGAGCCTGTTCTCTGTTTGCTTCGATGTTAGTGTTCCACAACTGAGTGTTGTATTCACTAACAGGATCATTTTTACTAAGAGTCGTTAAAGACTTCTCAATATACCAACCGCCAGGTCCTTGGAAACCATGGTCGAAGTAAGACACCCATGGCATCTCTTCGTTTTCTGGTGTTGGTAAGAATCTAACTATTGCATAACCATTACCTGATTTATCAAGTTCTGGTTTCCAATATTTATCATCATCGTAGGATTTTTTTTCACCTTGACTAGGTGATGCAGACTCCATTGCCTGCCTTAATTTATCTAAAGATGTAGACATTGTATTATACTCCTTATAGCATTGTATCGCATTGTATTTGCATTGTATCGCATCTTATTAAAGTTCAGATTCAAAGCACGCCGTGCCAAGAATCCACCTATCTTCGATATTTAATCGAGATACTATATCAGTATATTCGATTTTATCGAATCCGTCAATAGAGTTTTTAAAAAATAACTCTACATCTGGATAATCCTTATTTATGTGTTCTAACAGTGCAACAAATTGTGCCTGTTGTGGTCTTCCCACACCTGAGTTTTCTTCTGTATATACTTTATTATAAGTATAACAATCATCAGGTCCATAAATGTTCTGTAGATCACCGTATTGTAATGAATCATAACCTGCAAGACATATCTTTTTATGACCATGATGCACTGCATAACCTAATGCATAGATGCCACAAAAAGTGTTCTTGAGCAATTCATTTGTATATATAACTATGTTGTTTGCCTCCGCAGAGGAATATCCAATCATATATGTTCTCTGTCCTTCGCCTCTGTAATCTTCTCCTTGCACTACGAATCTATCGTCCCCCTCGACTCGATTTTCGATTACTTCACCTGGCAATCCGTGTTTCATAATGTCGAACATTTCCATAGGCAGTTCATTCCATTCTCCGACACAGACAGGGTGTTTCTTGTAGTATTGGTCTGTAATCATTTCGTTTTGTGGGGCGACATCTTGCACGAACAATAAATCAGGTGTATGGTCTCTGTAAACCATATTCATTCCCCACCAGTTGTCTAGTGTTTCTAAATCTAAGTCTTTACGACTTGGTCCGTTTCCTACTAAGTAGAGCATAGTTCTATTAATTTCTTTTTGTATCTGTTCTGATCATAAGATAAGAATGATTTGTATTTGTCTATTCTATGATGCACACCAGGATATACGATGTTCTCTGATATGAGTTTCTTCCAAGATTTACTGTAGTCTGTAATCTCATCTAGTATACACATAGTTTCGAGAGATATTTTTTTACCTAAAAACTGTTTGAGTAAATATGGGTGTTGACCACCTGTGCAAGTGAGAACTTCTTGTATTGTTTTCTTTTCTAATAATTGTTTTACTTCTTGTTCAAACATGTGCGAAAGTTTTTGTCTTCTCTTACGCCAGTCTGTATATCTCTCTTCTGCTTCTCGTTCTAGAAGTTCACCTGCCCAATAATCACCTTGTGATAAGTTTGCAATGTAGAAGTCTATGAGTTTGTCTTTGTATTTTCTTGCCAGTTTAGCAAAGTGAAACTTGTCTTTTCGTTTCATGAACGAAGACAAGTCTGCCTTTACATGACCATTGTATTGCACAAAATTATAGTTCTCACTATTGAAATGCAACTTCATCGCAAGATACAATTGATAACTATCATATCCCTCTCGACTTGACATTACTTATTTACTATAATCTTTTTCTTTTTTGGCACTTCGATACCGCTGACTGCCGTATTATATGCTGTCACGATATCATCATTTGTTTCTGTCATGAATACATAATTTTGTATTGTCACACTTGTAGGGTTTACACAACCTGTGACACAGATACCTTTAGCAAAACCCATTTTGCCCTCTGGTGTATTCACAATAATCCTAGGGTCTGCTAATTCAACACAATCGTGTCTATTAGATACCAACTTACCAATATACTCACCACTCATGGTGATTACTGATACTATATCTCCTTCTTTCATAATTACTCCTTACTCATAAAAGTTGTCAAAGAACCTCGACTGGCCTTTTGACGATTAATTAATTTCAAACTCTCTGCCTCTGCTTCGAGTTTTTCTCTCAAAGGTACCGATAGTAATCTTTTGGCACCCTCAGGTTCTACATTGTTGATTTCACATACTTTGAGTATTGCACTCATTACATCTGTTCTGCCACCAACAATAAGTCTTTCAACTTGTTCTGTAAACTCTTTTCTTGTTATCATTTTACTTTTCCTTCCCTAAACCACAAATTGAAAGCATATTTTTCTCCTTCTAAAACAGGCAAACCTGCATGTTGAGATTTAATTTCCCTCTTTGTTGTTTTAGGTTCAACATTCCACCAAACAATGATACTGCCTCGTCTAGGTTGAATGTTAACACCTAGATGATTAAAACCAGTTTCACCTCCTTTCGGCACATCTCTTAAATATCCTAAAACGGTAATCAATCTTTGACCACCATGTTTTATGTAAGATTTATTAAAGTCAGGATCATTTTCATCAAAACTATCATAATGATATGAGTATTGTTCACCAGGACCATAATAAACTACTTGAAAATCCTCTGCATTTTCTAATGGCATTCTAACCATTTGAGATATACGATTTGCAACATCAAGTATAACAGGTGTTGCATCGTGTTTCAACCATGTATTTGAACCTGTCCTTGATTTATGTGTTTGTCCCTTACCATCAGAACTTATGACATCTGCTTTTTTTAAATTTTGCCATGAGTATCGTATGATCTCTTCGCACTCTTCTTCTGAAAGAAAGTCATGCACAATCGCAATCATTTGTTTATCATTGTCGTAGATGTGTATCATACGCCGTAAAGATTCCTATATTGAGTTCTTAGACCATATAATTCTTCTACATGTTCTTTAGGGTCTGAAACAAATAATTGAAATGTATTTAAACCCTCAACTGCCACGATAGCACATATCTCTTCTATCGGATGACCTGTTAGTTCTTCGACCATAATTGCATAGGCAGTCATTTGTAAATACCATGGTTTTGCCATATATTCTTGTTTTGGTTTTGAACTTGATTTAAAATCTATAATCGCTAATGAATCATTTGCAATACCTATACAGTCTACACGACCTGCCATTTGTAATTCATGTGAATATAAAGGTGCTTCGAGAGCAATAGGTATGATATCATCTAAAACAGGTTGAACTGCCTTAAACATTTGTTCTTGTAATATATTATCAAACTCGATAAAGTCTTTTTCTTTTCTAAGATAATCTTCTACATGTTGATGAAATGAGGTGCCTCGTTTTGTTGCTCTCTTAGTTATTTTGTTGGCCTTTTCTTCACCAACTTTCGCACGCCATAATTTGATTTGTTCTTTTGAGTGAAGACCAACAACTGTAGTCACACTAGGATATTTCATATCATCTTCGCCTAGATAATATCTTTTGCCTTCATGATTAACTGTTTTAAGTTTTATGTTTTCTAAGTCTGTAAGTTCTAAGAGATTAGTCTTCAATTTTGTCATAATGTATTATACTATTTTTTGTTTTGTAATGCAATGTGTTTCTTAACAACTTCTTTTGTTTTAATATCCTTGATTGATTTGTTTTGATTGAGTTTTGAACCTGGATGTCCTTCGCCTATCTTTGCTAACACTTCTTTGAAACCTGCATCTGTTTTAACTCTGTCGCCATGACCACCAATAATTTGTGGTGCGGATATCTGTTGCATTAAATGAGGATTATTTTCTTTGAACTTGTCTAAGTCTTTATAAGACATAAAGTGTTCTTCAAAATCACCTGTCTCTTTGTTTAGGAATTCGTAAGTCGGCATTCTACTATTTCTCTCACTGTCTTTATATTATACCAAACGGCATTGAATAGTTGTGTTGAACCATCATCCCATTCTACAATATATCTAGGCACGCCGAATAATGATCTATCTTTGAAGATTCTCACATCGCCATAATTATCTACTAATATTCTCATGCTACTCCTTGATAACCTTGCCACCAATCAGGTGCAGGTCTTTTCCACTCCCACTTTGCAAATGGTTTTGCCATGTGATAGTAATTTCTATAAGCCTTGACTGCATCACCCTCTACAATACAATCAGGATAATGAGACATTGCTTGTGCAAACTCTGTAAGATCACCGTCAGGTATATTTTTAGGTGGTTGTGCCAGTAATATGCCTATCTTTCTAAATGTCTCATGAACTCTGCCTCTACGAAACTGATACTCTAGTGCCATTTCGTGGAAGTGTTCGTAATGCCATTCATAGTTTGCCTTTGACTGCATAGTCCATGTTGTGCATGGATGGTATTTATGAACTGCCAGATAATAGAAATCATCTCGTTCATCGCCGAATGAATAGTAAGTTTGAATTGTTTTGCCAGACCTTGATGGCCTTTTCTCTGGTGTGCCGTCTAGTAATCGATGTGCAGTAGATAACATTTGTGCAGACTCGACAATCATTTTAGGCACATGTTTGTCGCACAACATCTGAGCTGCTACTCGTGGGTCTTTATCTAATACAAATATATTCATAGTTGTTT